GAAGGCCCATGCGCAATGCGAGATACCCCGCCAGGATGTCGCCGAAGTTTCCGGTGGGGACGGAGAAGTTGAGCTTCTGTCCCGCGCGGATCCTGCCGAGACGCACCGCGTCGATATAGGCGGAGAAGTAGTAGACCACCTGGGGGACAAGTCTGCCGATGTTGATGGAGTTTGCCGAGGAAAGGCCCTTCGGCATGGCGGAGAAGATGGCCTTCACGCCGGACTGGGCGTCGTCGAAGTTGCCCTCGACCGCGCAGACCTTGACGTTTTTGCCCGCCTGGGTGACCATCTGCGCCTTCTGCACGGCGCTGACCCCGTCGCGGGGATAGAAGACCAGGATGCGGATGCCTTCAACGTCGCGGAAGCCCTCGAGCGCCGCCTTGCCGGTGTCGCCGCTGGTGGCGGTGAGGATGAGGATATCGTCCGTGTCGCCCAGCTTTTCCGCCGAGCGCTTCATCAGGTGAGGAAGCAGGCACAGCGCCACGTCCTTGAAGGCCGATGTGGGGCCGTGAAAGAGCTCTAAAAACAGATCGTCCCCGGCGGCTCTGAGGGGGGCGATGCGCTGATCGGAGAATTTGCCCGTGTAGGCCGCGGTCACAAGCGCCTTTGCCTCCGCCTCGTCAAAGTCGGGCAGGAGGGCGGAGAGGACCTTCGAGGCCAGCGTCGGATAATCCAGGGCCAGGAAGGAACGCCAGTCAAGCTGGGGGATTTCCCCGGGGGCCATGACATAGAGCCCGCCGTCGGGGGCAAGACCGTCCACGATCGCGCGGGCGGAGGAAACGGCGGGGGAAGCGCCGCGGGTGCTTTGATAGTACATAAAGATCACGTCCTGATTCAAAATCTTGTAAGCGGAGCTATGATACACTGTGCGCGATAAAAAGTCAAGTGTATTTAATTCACGGACACAAAACTCCACACTCCACACTGTCCTAAAGCTCCACGCCCAGCTGCGTGCACAGGGTATCGACCCAGTGGGCAAGGGCCTGTTCGGAATGAAAACAGGGTATCATGCCCGCGGGCGGGTGGAGGACCACGTTCAGCGCTTCCCCGTCCGCCTGACGCTCCATGCGGCGGACATCCATGTCGAGATAGAAATGCTCGTGCCGGATGTGGCGCAGCTCGTGCTCCAGCGTCTCCTGCTGCCGTACGGGGGAGAGGCGGGAGTTGATGTAGATGTCGAAGCTGCCGTCGTCGTTCGGGAGGGTCACGCCCTCCACCTTCGCCGGCAGGGCGATCAGGCGCACATAGGTGTCAGTCATCGCGCCGCAGCGCCTCGATGATCTTTACGGCCTGGCGCACGTCATCCGGGGACGCGTCCTGCGCAAGCTTGAAGAGCATGCGCATGTCCTCACGCTCCCGCAGGGACGTGAGCAGCTGCTCCATCTCCTCGGTCATGGCACCGGGCGCAATTTCGTCCGTCTCCCCGCGCAGGTATTCGGGCGTGGTGCCGAGGATGCGGGCCACCTCCCGCAGCTGCTTGTCGCTGGGCTGGGACTTCTGCTGTTTCCAGTCCTGGCAGAGTGTGGCGCTGCGGCCCAGGCAGCGGGAGATGTGGGTCTTGGTGATGCCGCGGGATTTCAGTAATGCTTCAAAGCGCTCATATTGGAACAAAAAGCTCACCCCATTTTTGTGCAAGCTCCACAAATCTCAAAAAGGAAGGAGCTCACCCTTGAAATTCTAAAAAATATGGGATATACTGCAAGCGTGTCTGAAAGATATGAGACAACGCCTTGCGGTTTTTCTTATTCTAAGGCATAACGCCGGACTTGTCAAGGCTTTTGTCTTAAATATGTGCGATCTACGTCAATTTCAAGCGAGGTGGTTCTTTGAAGCCGAGCAGGGATGATCCGATCATACGCTGCATGGAGCGCAGCGGGTACCCGCCCTGGTTTGAACGGGACGGAAAAGATTGTGACGAGCAGGAGGACAAGGATGAAGAACTTTAAGAAGATCAAATGGACGGACGCGGATGTGCGCTGCCCCTTCTATATCTCGGACGACGAGACCGGGCGCAGTATCTGCTGCGAGGGCTATGACAGAGGAGTCGACACAGTCAGCCGCTTCCGGTCGCTGGCCCTCAAGGACAGGCACATGGGACGCTACTGCACGGGCCGCTTCGAGCGATGCCCGGTTTACGGCTGCACCTATGACTGCAAATACCGCGACACATGAGCGGCGCGGAAGAGCGTGAGGCGCTCAAACGGGTTGGACAAAAGCTGCTGCGGCGCTTCGAGGAATACCTTGACCGGGCGGAGGAACCGGACCTGAAGGACCTCAAGACGATAACCGGCGCGCTCAAGGAGCTGCAAAGCCTGTGGGACGAGGACGGGCAGACGCAGGGCGGGGCACTGACCGTGCGCTTTGAGGGAGAGGCGGAGGAGATGAGCCTTTAAAAAGTGTGGAGTTTGAAGTGTGGAGTGTGGAGTTGAGAGATGGCTGAACTGTGTTTGCCGCAGCCGAGCGAAAAGCAGAAGCTGTTTTTGCGGGACAGACATAAGTATGTGGGCTACGGCGGGGCGCGGGGCGGCGGGAAGAGCTGGGCCGTGCGCGTCAAGGCGGTGCTGCTGTGTCTCCGGTACGCGGGCATCAAGGTCATGATCGTGCGCAAGACCTACCCCGAGCTGCAGGAAAACCACATCGTGCCCCTGTGCCAGATGCTGGGCTGTTATCTGGAGGGCGAGGAACGGATCGCGGTCTACAATGACGGAAAAAAACAGATCGCCTTTCCAAACGGCAGCCGGATTTTGTTCCGGTATCTGGAAAACGAGAAGGACGCGCTGCGCTTTCAGGGGACAGAGGTGGATGTGCTGTTCGTGGACGAGGCTACCCAGCAGAGCGAGAGCAGCATGGAAAAGCTGCGCGCCTGCGTGCGAGGCACGAACGACTTTCCCAAGCGCATCTACTACACCTGCAATCCCGGCGGCGAGGGCCACGCCTGGGTCAAGCGCCTCTTTCTCGACCGGCGCTTTCGGGAGGGCGAGGAGCCGGACGAGCACAGCTTCATCCAGGCCCTGGTCACGGACAACCGGGCGCTGATGGAGAAAAACCCCGACTACGTAAAGCAGCTTAAAAGCCTGCCGCCGAAGCTCAGAGAGGCGTGGCTCTACGGCAGCTGGGACATCTTCGAGGGGCAGTTCTTCGAGGATTTCCGTATCGAGCCGGACATGAAGGAGGCTTTGGAACACGGCTGCGAGCTTTCAAGGGAGGAGCTCAAGGCCCAGGGGAGATGGTGCCATGTGATCGCGCCGCTGGATATGAGCGCGGGGCCGCGGCGGGGATGGACGATCCTCAGAAGCTATGACTTCGGCTACGGCAAGCCCTTCTCCTGCGCGTGGTGGGCGCTCGACTACGAGGGGGTGCTGTACCGCATCCTCGAGCTCTACGGCTGCACCGACACCCCGAACGAGGGCGTGCGCTGGACACCGGATAAGCAGTTTCAGGAGATCGCCCGTATCGAGCGCGAGCACCCCTGGCTGCGGGGACGGAGGATCGAGGGCGTGGCCGACCCCGCCATCTGGGACGCAAGCCGCGGCGAGAGCGTGGCCGAGACCGCCGCGCGCTTCGGGGTCTACTTCGTCCCCGGCGACCACAAGCGTATCCCCGGCTGGATGCAGTGCCACTACCGGCTCCAGTTCGACGACGAGGGCCGGGCGCGGATGTACGTCTTCGATAACTGCAGGGCCTTTATCCGCACGATCCCGCTTTTGCAGTTTGCGAAAGCAGAGCCCGAGGATCTGGACACGAGCCAGGAGGACCACGTGGCCGACGAGTGGCGGTATCTCTGCATGGCGCGGCCCATCCTGCCGCTCAGACCCGTGGAGGAGAAGACGCTGCTGGTGGACCCGCTGAAAAAATAGTGTGACATCGTAGGGGCGCTTCATGAAGCGCCCGGCAGAAAAACGGTCGTTTTACGTTTTAACTTGGGCGTATACGCAATTATGGAAAGACTTGGCGGGCGATTCATGAATCGCCCCTACAGGGAGGAACGGAGGTTTCAAATAAGCAATGGACAAAGAACTTGCCCTGCCGGTCGATGAGAAGCGGCTGGCGGAATTTACGCGGATTTTGCAGAAGTACAAGGCCGGGAAGGCCAGCATCGAGCGGCGCGCCGTGGCGGCGGAAAACTGGTGGAAGCTCCGCAACAGCGCCGAGGAGAGAAAAAGCCATGAGGCTTCCGACGGCTTTCAGGCCGTATCCGGGTGGCTGCACAACGTGATCGTCTCCAAGCACGCCGACGCCATGGACGCCTATCCCGAGCCGAACATCCTGCCGCGCGAGCCCGACGACCGGGCCGAGGCGCGCATCCTGTCCAAGATCCTGCCCGTGATCCTGGAGCAGAACGCCTTCGAGAAGACCTACTCCGACGGCATGTGGCAGAAGCTCAAGACCGGCACGGGCGTCTACCGCGTGGGCTGGGACACGGAGAAGGCGGGCGGCCTCGGCGATATCACCATTGAGCGCGTCGACCTTCTGAACGTGTTCTGGGAGCCGGGGGTGCGCGACGTACAGGACAGCGCGTACTTTTTCCACACGCGGCTGGAGGACAACGACGCTCTCACCGCCGAGTACCCCCAGCTTGCCGGAAAGCTCAAGGCCATGAGCTTTGCGCCCACGCGCTTTCTCTATGACGACAGCGTGGGCACCGACGGCAAAAGCACCGTCATCGACGTGTACTACAAGAAGAAATTCCTGGGCCGGGACGTGCTGCATTACTGCAAGTACGTGGGCTCGACGCTCCTGTACGCAAGCGAGAACGAGGACTTCCTGCGCGAGACGGCAGGGGAGACGGATTTTGCGCGCGGGCTCTACGACCACGGGCGCTACCCCTTCGTGTTCGACAGCCTCTTCCCCGTGGAGGGAAGCCCCTGCGGCTACGGGTACATCGACCTGTGCCGCAACGCCCAGACCCAGATCGACATGCTGCAGACCGCCTTTCTCAAAAATACCATGGTGGGCGCGGTACCGCGCTATTTCGAAAGAGCCGACGGGGCCGTGAACGAGGAGGAGTTTCTGAATCTCAATAATCCCATCGTCCATGTCAGCGGGAACCTCGGCGAGGACAGCCTGCGCATCGTGGACTACAGGCCGTTAAGCGGCAACTATCTTGAAATGCGCGCAAGCGTCATCAATGAGCTCAGGGAGACCTCCGGCAATACCGAGACCTCGGTGGGACTTGTGAACGCGGGCGTGACCGCCGCCTCCGCCATCGCGGCTTTGCAGGAGGCCAGCGGCAAGGGAAGCCGCGACTCCACCCGCGCAAGCTACCGGGTGTACGCGGAGATGATAGAGCTCTGCATCGAGCTCATCCGCCAGTTTTACGATCTGCCGCGGCAGTTTCGCATCACGGGCGCGCTGGGGCTGGAGCAGTTTGTGAGCTACTCCAATCAGGGACTGCGCCCCCAGGCGCTCTATGCCCCGGAGGGTGTGGATCTCGGCCTGCGAAGACCGGTCTTCGACATCCGTGTCATCCCCCAGAAGAGCAGCGCCTATACCCGCATGAGCCAGAACGAGCTGGCATTGCAGTTTTATCAGCTCGGCTTCTTTACCCCCGAGCGCAGCGACCAGGCCCTCGCGTGCATGAGCATGATGGAGTTTGAGGGCAAGGACGAGCTGATGCAGCAGCTTTTCTATAACGGCAGCATCCAGAAGGAGCTGGCCCTGTACCAGCAGTACGCCCTGGCCATGACGCAGAAATACGAGCCCGAGCGGGCAGCCCGCCTGATGGCGGGCCTGACGGGCAGGGCTGGGCCCGCGCCAAAAAAGACTGAGGTCAAGCGTGACAGCGCCCGCGAGGACCGGCGCATGGAGCGGGCCAGGGCCAGAGCCGGCGCCGCGGGCCAGCCGGGAGGCGGACGATGACGCGGGTACGGTATGACCGGGAGGGCCTCTGCCTCACGATGGAGGGACACGCCCAGGCGGGGCCTGCCGGCGGCGACCTCGTGTGCGCGGCGCTGAGCGCGCTGATGATGGCGCTGGAAAAGCGCATGGAGGAGACGGCGGAGCGGACCCTGCCGGTGATCCGGCGCGCGCCGGGCTTCTTCTCCCTGCGGTGCAGTCCGGACGGACACGAAGAGCTTTGCCGCGAGAGTTTTGACACGATCGCCGCCGGGATCGCGGCACTCGCCGAGAACAGGCCCGAAAACGTATCGCTCACGCTCACGGGCGAGGATTTGGAACAGGAGGATGAGGAATGAGCGAAGAAAAAACGAAAACCGAGTTTGACAGCACCATGGAGGCCCTGCGCCGCGCCGAGAGCGTGCTGCCGGACTTTACGTCCAGCTACGACAGCCAGATCCGCAGACTCTATGACGAGATCGTGAACCGGCCCGCCTTCCGCTACGACCCGGCGGGCGACCCCCTGTACCAGAGCTACCGCACCCAGATGGTGGGCGAGGGGCAGCGCGCCATGCGCGACACCATGGGGCAGGCGGCCTCCCTTACGGGCGGCTACGGCTCCAGCTACGCCCAGAGCGTGGGACAGCAGGAGTACGAGTACTATCTCCAGCGCCTGGGCCAGGTGATGCCCCAGCTCTACCAGGCCGCCTGGGAGCGCTACAACGCCGAGGGCGACGAGCTCAAGGGCCTGTTCGATTCGACGATGGCCCTTGCGCAGGATGAGGTCGGCCGGGCGAAGGACCGCTACGATATGGCGGCAAAGCTGGAGGAGCAGGCTTACCGGCGCGGGCAGGACAAGCTCGACCGTGACCTTGCGCGGGAGCAGCTTCAGTATCAGCGGCAGCAGGCGGGCTATTCCCAGATGCTGGCACAGGAGAAGCTCGACTACGAGCGCGGGGAGAAAAGCTATCAGAACATGATGAAGCTCATCACCCAGAGCGGCTACATGCCGAGCGACGCGGAGCTGTCCGCCGCCGGAATGAGCCGTGGTCAGGCCCAGGCGCTGCGCAATGATTACCTCATGAAAAACCCCGCGGCGCTGGTCATGTCCGGCGGACTCGGCGGCAGTGATCTGCTGGGACTGCTGGCGGGCGGCTATTCCGGCGGCGCTTCCGCCGCGGGCGGCAATAAGGGCTCAGGCGGCGGATACACCATCCCCACC